GTCTACAGCTACTTCGTCAGGAGCTTCCGCTATGAAAATATTTGGTCAAGCTGCAAGTATTTACGGTATATATGACGGCATAAAAAACAAAGATTATTTTTCTGCAGGAACCGCTCTTATAACACTTCTTAACCCTGCAACCGCAATACCAATGGCAATTATGAATGCAACAAGAATGTTATTTGGTGCTTTTTCTGCTAGTAACCGACCTAAACCAAAATTTGGTGGTGCAGAATTTAAAGCAGAAAAAAATAGATTAACGGCTACGGGTGGATATGGCTACAATGGTTACCAACCCTCAGCAGGACAAGCTACCGTAGCTTCTATAGCAGACTACGTAAACACCTACGTAAAAACATTTGGTTTACAATTTAATGGAAGCAGATGGGCAAAAGCAATAGAGGCTGATCCTAGATTAAACCGCTATGATACTATGAATGATAGTGGGTATAACGACCCCTCTGTACTTAGCCGTAAAATATTTGAGACAGACGGGTTAATAACGGGAACTCCAACGTATAATGGTCAACCAATTACGAGCCAAGAAGATTATAAAGCAAAAATGGAAGAATTTAACGAGTACTACAAAAAAACAGCCCTTGAGCGTGGTGGACTTGTAGATGCAGAAGCCGTGGGGATAAATACTCCGCTATCTAACGAATATGATAAAATTACGTTCAAAGTGTCTAACCAAGTTGGTGGTGGGGGTACAGGCAAACAATACACTACACGAACAACTGGGGGTGGCCGTGGTGGTAGTGGAGGAACAACACAGACGGGATACTGGCAAACAACAGGAGGAGGAGGCCGTGGTGGTGGTAATCGTGTATGGGTACCCGCAGCACCTAATGTTGTTGTTCAATCAGGTGGCAGGGGCACTGGTGGTAGTGATGCCTACGCTATTAGCTATCGCTACGAAGATGCAACACCCTTTGATATGTTATACCGAAATCTTGTAGGTAACTTTAATAGAGGCCAAGGAGGAACATACTACTAATGTTAAGTTTTTTAGGACCAATAATAAGTTTAGTTAGTGCACCTGTAAAATCATACATGGAAGAACGCACAGCTAAAGTTCAATCAAAAGCAAAAATAGCAGAAGCAAAAGTAAATGCAGAGATAAAACGCATTGAAAAAACAGCTGACTCAGAAATAAACTATGATATAGAAGCACTGAAACAACAGCAGTATAGTTACAAAGATGAGTTTGCATTGCTTGTAATAACCATGCCGTTTATTGGATCATTTCTACCGTGGACACAAGAGTACGTTATGCTTGGATGGGAATACGTATCCAATGCACCAGAATGGTACAGCTACACATTTATTGGTGCAATATCCGCATCACTTGGTATTCGTTGGGCTACTAAAATGCTAGGTAAAAAATGATAGTGGATGGATTTCGTAAATCTGAACTAGTAGATTCGTTGATAGATCACGAAGGGCTGGTACTTCACCAATATACAGACAGCGAAGGTTACGCTACAATCGGTGTAGGCAGATTGATTGATCCAGAAAAGGGTGGCAAGATTACAAAAGACGAAGCCATCTATTTACTACACAACGACATAGATGAATGTTCCGCAAGTTTAGATAACAGCCTATCTTGGTGGAGATCTAAACCAGCAAAAGTACAGTTGGCATTGATGCACATGAGATTTCAGTTAGGTATGACTGGTGTTCTTAAATTTAAAAAAACTTTAGCTTTGATACAAGAAGATCGTTTTAAAGAAGCTGCTGTAGAGGCAAGAGATTCTCGGTGGGCAAAACAAACAGCGAGACGAGCTAAATATGTAACAGGATTAATAGAAGATGCTTAATTTTGAACAACTAGACCATGAGTTTATGACTGAAGGCAATCCTGATGCGGAGGCAGAAAGAATAGCGGGGTTAATTCAACAGAACTTAACACCAGAAGAACAGGAAAGATTGAAAGAGTTGATGCCAGCGTTAGAAGAATACAATATGTTGATGGTAAAGGTAGAAACTGGAAATTCTATAGAAGAGCTAGATAATTTGGGTGCTTTAGAGGCCCTAGGAGTGCCTAGTAGAGAGGATTTAGGTACAGAGGTAGCCCAAGAGGATCAAACGCAAAGGGAGGTACCTTCTAGACCTGTAGAAAGGGAAGTACCTCAAAATGCTCCTGAAATGCCTCAAGAAATGCCTAAAATGGCCATAGGGGGTGTTCCGCCTGTTATTCAAGAAAATGTAGAACCTGCAGGTAGTCCCGGAGATGTAGCAGCTGGTCCTGTAGGAATGGTAGACGCACCCGGAGCAGATGAATCTGGTGTAGCCGATGATGTACCAGCAAAAAGTGATGGATTTGTACTAAACGCAGCAGCAGTAAGACACGCTGGATTAAAAGATGTAAATGATATGATACAGTCTGCAAAAGAATACGCAGAACAAAAAGGAATAAAACTAAACTTTGGCAAAACTCCTACAGATGCAGAAGACATTCTTGTATCAAATGGAGAGGTTGTTATCCCAGATGCATTAGCAAACATAATTGGGTACGACAAGTTAGAAAAAATTAATAACCGTGGTAAGAAAGAAACAGAAGAGAAATTAGCAGCACAGGAAGAGGGAGCTCCTCCAGAAGGACCCCCACCTAATACACCACCGGTATTACAAGACCAAATGGCTGGTCTTACATAGAGTTTTAACCTCCGGGTTAAATATAGCGTAGGCTACCCGTTTCTTCAACGGCCCCTACATAAAACAACCGAAGTGGCTACCCTAAAGAAGGCCCCACATGAAGGAAACAAAAATGGCGAAAGAACTGAAGACTACAAATAAGCCCGACTCTGCAATCAAAGATGATGGTAGAGAATCTATGTTTAGAGGTGCTTATAAAGACGATGTATACAAAGACGATCCAAAAAAACAAGAAGAAGTTGGCACCGTAGAGGCTACCCAACAAGAATCTGAAGGTTTTATGGATGCAAATAATGCAAGTGCTGTTCCTAACAGCGAAGAGATAGCTACTGAAAAACGAGAACATGACTATAAGAAAAGATATGACGATTTAAAGAAGTACTACGATCAGCAACTAAATGAATGGAAGCAAGAAAAAGAAACTCTCGCTGCCCAAGCTAATGTAGCTGAAAAGGTACAAAAAGAACAGGCCTATGCTCCTCCTAAAACTAAGGAAGAACTAGATCAATTTAGAGAAAAGTATCCAGACGTATATCAAGTTGTTGAAACTATCTCTCACGAAATGGCTGACCAAAAAACTGCTGATCTTAAAGCTAAAATTAACGAGCTTACAGAAAAAGAACAGAAGTTGATTGTGCAGTCAGCATACAAGCAGCTAACTTCAGCCCACCCTGATTTTAATGAAATCAAGGCTACTCCTGAATTTTTAGCATGGCTTGAGGAACAACCTGCCAGCATAGCGGATGGTATTCGTAAAAACAATACTGATCCAAAATGGGCAATTCGCACTGTTGATTTATACAAAGCTGATGTGGGTGTTTCGTCAAATAATAATAGAGCCGTCTCAAATCGTAAATTGGATGCAGCTCAGGCAGTACTAAAAACTAAAACGAATCCTACGAGTGTAAACTCTGGGAATCAAAAAGTTTGGAAAATGTCTGAAATCCAAAATATGAAACCTTGGGACTTTGAGAAATATGAAGCTGATATTGACGCTGCCATGAGAGAAGGCAGAGTTGATCAATCAGCGTAACTTTAAGGGACAATAAATATGGCTACAATGGGATCGGCAGCCGGTTATCAGAATTTACCTTCAGGTAATTGGGCACCAGCTATTTACAGTCAAAAAGTTCTTAAATATTTCCGTAGGGCATCAGTGGCTGAAGCAATTACAAATACTGATTACACCGGAGAGATTGAGAATTTTGGTGATACTGTAAACATTCTAAAAGAACCAACAGTTACTGTAGCTTCTTATGGTCGTGGACAAACAATAAATACACAAACACTTGCTGATGATCAAATTCAATTAACAGTTGATCAAGGCAATTATTTTGCATTTAAAGTTGACGACATAGAAGAAAGACAAGCTCATGTAAACTGGGAAGCTCTTGCAACATCTTCAGGTGCTTATGCTCTGAAGAAATCTTACGACTACAACGTACTAAACGCAATCAACGATGGTGCTGCTACTATAGA